GGTGCGGAACTCTATCGTCCCCACCCTGCTTACATCGCGGAAATGGCGGTTGAGCCCGTGGTTGTCCACGACTTCACCCGTCAGCCCGGTCAAACCGTTCAGCTGGACCGCTACAAGTTCTGGGGAACCCCCGGCACTAAGGACAGCCGTGAGCGTATTGCCGATCAAACCATCGGTACCGCTAACAGCCGTAACATCACCAAGGAGAAAGTCCTGGTGGTGCTTAAGGAGTACACCGGTCCTGCAGACCCGGGTGATCCCACTCAGCCCAGCACCTTCAAGATTGCTCGGGAAACCCTGATTACCGCCCAGCGTCTGCTGCTGGACACCGGTAACCTGAACATGTTCCACCAGTCGATCGGCAGCCTGACCCTGCTCGACGACTATCGCCGCTGGCGCGACCGCGTGTTCCTTGACGAACTCTCCAAAGCCGAAGCCAACGGTGCCGCTTCTACCACCCAGGGTGGTTACTACTTCGCTGGCGGCAAGACCAAGGACTCCTCCGGTCGCGTGTCTTACACCACCGCTGAGTACGCCGCTGAAGTGCAGCAGTTTCAGGTTCGCACCGACCTGCTGAACATTGTTAAGGACCTGCGTAAGCGTAACGTCCCCACCTTCTCGGATGGTCTGTATCGCTGCATCTGCGATCCCACCTTCATGATGCACCTGCGTCGTGACACCGACTTCCGTGAGATTGCTCGCTACGCTGGCAACCCTGGTCAGGGCATGTATCTGGGTAACCCCATGATGCCCAACAACGCCAGCTTCTACATGGGTCCCCAAGCTGGTCAGGGTTACTTCCTGGCTGGTGAGCCCGTGATGCCTACTGGCGTTCAGTTTGAAGGCGTTAAGTTCTTCGAGTCGACCAACTTCCCGACCAAGAACGTTACTGCTTCCTTCGACGCTGGTTCTAGCTACGCTTCCAAGGAAGTGGCCCAGGGTTACTTCTTCGGTCCTCAGTCCGTTGGCGTGGGTATCGGCGGTCCTAACGCTCAGGTGCTCATCAACAACAACGACGACTTCAGCCGCTTCATCATCCTGATCTGGCAACTGTACGCTGGCTTCGAGATCCTCAACAAGGACTTCGTGACCACCGCCTTCAGCTTTGTCCAGGACGACGGCACTGTCTGATATTCATAAATAGTCAACCTTAAGGAAAAGATAAATGACCTATCTTTCGTCCAAAAAGATCTTCCCGGGTAACTGGGCAGAGCCTCTGAACGGTTGGTACAAGAACATTGATACCAACGACAGCGGTAGCACCGATGCTTCCAAGGGCGGCCCCACCGCCGTCCTGGCCATCCCTGGCTGGAAGTATTTCCAACAGCGCGGTTACGTGGCTGTGTCCAACACCTCTGGTGGTGGCGCAGTTGCTACCGGCAATGTGATCGTTCCTTCCCCTTATCGGAATGACGACACCCGCCCCGACATCACCGGCATGGTGGTTTCCGGCGACAGCACCCTGCCTGTGTACGTCTACCGTGCCACCATCTCCGTGGCTTCCGGTTGGGACGGCACCGTAGCTTCTGGTGTGTACGCCGCCACCGGTACCGTGGTCACCTTCGGTCGCGACTCCAGCGGCCCTGTGTCCGTGACTGGCGCTGGTGAGGCTGTGGCTCAGGCCAACCTGACCTCCACCGTGTCTGGTGCTCAAGCTGGTGAAATCTTCCTCGCTGGTACCTCCGCTGCTTATAGCGAACTGCCGATCCTGACCGCTACCGGCGCCGCTGGTGTGGACGCTTCCGGCGTGTACAAGGAGCTGACCGCTGCTACCACCTTCAAGGTGTACGCCCGTGGCACCACCACCGGCACCTCCACCTCTGGTGGCTGGTACATCTCTGATGCTGACTCTGCCGCTAACCGTAAGGGTTACTTCGTGGTTGAAGTCTGCTATCTGCAGCCTGATACCGCCCCTGGCTACGAGGACATCGACGGTTACCTGCTCGGTCGCACTGTTAGCTGATTGATGTAAACTAGGACCAGATAAACAATGGTCCTATGTCTACAACTGCTTCGCCCCTGTATCAACACAAGAAAACAGGGGCACGAGTCAAAGTAGTAAGTGAATGGGATAACGGCGACTGGTTCATGGTTGAAGACCAAGACGGTCGCCTTTTCACCGCTTACAAAACTGAACTGACTCCTGACGAGGCAGCAACCAAGAAAGTTCAAACGCTTCAAGTAAAGGACAAGGCAGCCCAAGAGGAGCCTCGTTCTTTCCCACCCGATACTCGTTTGAACATCAATTCGGCCACCGCCCAGATGATCGCAGATCATATTAAAGGCATTGGTCTGAAAACCGCTCGCGAGATTAAAGACCTGCAAATGTCCTTATCGGGTGAAAGGTTCAATAATCTCGAGCAACTTAAACAAATCAAACGGGTTGATTGGGACGCCGTTCTTGCAGCTGACCTAATCAGAGTTTGATTCATCTCCTCTGGAAGGCCCCTGGGAAACCGGGGGTTTTCTTGTCTTAAAATCAAAAATAAAAGGATATGGCTGGCCCCGCACTTTATTTAGGTAGACAAGGCGCCACTGGTGATGTAACCGGTGAACATTTCCATTTCAAACTAACGAAAGACGGTAAAGAGATTCCGTTCTCTACTGCACGTACAGATGTCGGCCAGTACCTGCAGTATCGGGTTCCAGGATCCGAGCAGTGGGTCAACATGTATACCAAAGGGCAAGACGGGAATTTCGTCTCTGCTCCTTATATGCAACCACCTACAGGTGGAAGCGCTTTTGGAATGCGAGAAGTTCATCCTGTCCATGGTGATCGCAGGATGCACTCCGGAGAAGACTATGCTTTGCCCTCTGGAACTCAACTACGCTTTCTTGGCCAAGGGTCTGTAAGCACGCATGCCGGTCTAGGAGGTGCTGGTAATGTTTCTGCGCTACGTCTACCAAGTGGCTACGAACTTGAGACATTCCACCTGAGTGAGCTACCTGGTGCTGCTACGACACGCAAGAGCACACCAGACCAACCCAGCACGGATTCATCCCTTGGGGCACTTGCGACTGCTTTTGTGCAGCAGCAAGACAATACAGGTCGACTTGTTGATGCTCTTCTTGAAGCAGTCGAAGGACGCAAAGAAAAGCCCAAGAGTCTTTCAAAACAGTTATCAGAAGCCCTTATCGGCAACGCTATTAGCCAAGCTTTAACTCCTCAAAACTTCCTTGGCAAGTTCATGAGTGAAGACCCGTATATCCAAGGTGGATCCCTGGCAACCGGTCAGTTCCTGGGTGGAAATCTCTTTTGATTAGCTGCAACTATAATGAGTTGATGCTGGAAGGTAGAAGTGCAGTTATCTGACTTTGACAAAAGTAGGGTCAGGTATCACCTGGGCTACTTCACTGTTTCTGTGCCAGCGGGTGACTATGCCCGTCTGGAAGAAGCAATGAATACGGTTCCCGACTCGTACTTCTACGATAAAATTATTATTCAGATCGGCCGTTGTGATACGGCTGAGAAGAAGACCGAGGTTGCCAGCTCTCCTTCCACCCGGTTGGAAACTATCCTGGGTGACGTGGATCGTACGATTCGCTCCAGCAATGCCAAAGAGGCACTGAAGGTTTGGGACGAGATTTATCTCTATGAAACCAACCGACTTGCTGGCATCCTCTACGTTCCTAACTATAAAGATCCGTTCCAGGCTCGTTATCGTTACGAACGCTCCGGCGCTGAATTTATTCAGGCTTTACCTGGACCCGCTGACACTGCTGTTGGCTCTCGTATTTACCTAATGGAGAACTGGCGATAATGTGGAAATTTCTTAGGCAATTTGCTCAATCAAATCCTCAAGTACTAAAGGCAGTGCAGGGCTTTGGCGCCAAAGCAGCACCTGCTTTAAAGTCTGTTACTGATCAGGTAACTAATCCTCAGACTTACCGCGCATTAGCAGGTCAGGCTGAACGCGTGCTTCAGAAGCCATTGCCACAGGCCTTCTCTGGCCCTAATTTTGGAAACATCCCTACTCGCTTCACGGGGATGATCTCTGATATTACCAATGCACCAGCTGGTTTAGCTCGTAACGTTCAAACTGGCATGGTTAATCGTGCCATTCAAGAAGCGGCGGGTATTGCTCCACAGCTTTCTCGTACAGTTACTCAGACAGCTGAAGGCGCCTTGCGTGCCCCTGTCATTGGTGACGCTCTGCGTGCTGGTCAGTCTGTTCTGACTAATCCATTGCAAACCGCAATCCAAACAGGTGGTCAATTTGCTCGTGATCCAGCAGCTCGTCGCGAATTCATCAAACAGTTTGGTGGGACTACTGAAAAAGCAGCTCGCGCTTTAAGTGGCCAATCTGGTTTTGGTCAAGTTGGCAGCATGTTTAGGAGTCTTGGTACTGCTGCAGCACCTTATTTACAACCATCTTCTGCGTTTGCTCGCGTTCCTGTTTTAGGTTCAATGCCCGGCTGGGCGCAATCACTTGTTGCTCCCACATCAGTTGCTGGAACGATTGTTGGATTAACTCAATTAGAAGGCTCTACTCCTCAGTCGGAAAATCCTTACGATAATTGGCAGCGCTTAGGTTACTCGTCAAAAGATGACATGCTTCGGCGCGTAAGCCGTCAAGCGCAGATTGAGAACAGTGATCGAGCACGCGGTTCCGAACAATATGGTCCTCCAATTCCTGCTGGTGGCACTCCGCCGCCAGCTCCCGTTCTTCCCCCTCCTCCAGGGGTGATTGACGGGCGTGCCGGACGACAGATTCCTCCCGCTGCTCCTGTAGCACCTGGGACGAGATCTAACGGGGCCGGTGTTCCCGCATTACGTGAAAATGTTCAACAACGCGCACTCTCTCAAGAAGTACTTAATGCTGCTCAGCAGTACGCTGCTCCTACAAGTGTCCCCCTTTCTTCCTTCTATGAGGGCCAGCAGCAATTGGGTAGGAGCTTACTGAAGGGTGGAGTACTGCAGCAACAGCTGCAAGATCTTGGAGGTGCGAAAGGGATGACGACCGAAGCCTTGAATCAATGGGCTCAGGCGAATCCTGGACTTGCGTACAGCCTTCTCGAAAAGATGAAAAGGAGGGTCCAGTAATGGCACCTAAAAGAGTCGGAATTCTTCCCCCAGAAGAACGTATGGCAATCTTGCAAGGTGCCAAGCGCCTTGGTTTAGATCCTTACGAATTCGGCGCCTTCCTTTCCTTGGAAGCCGGTCCGAACATGGACCCCAACATTGTGGGTGGTGCTGGCAATCGCCATAAAGGTCTGATCCAATTTGGACAGAATGAGCAGCAGCTATACGGAATCTCTGGCCCTCAAACCAGAGCCGGTCAAATGCCAGCAGTTCTTCAGTACTTTCAAGATCGTGGCTACAAGCCGGGCATGGGTATCGCTCGTGCCTATGCAACCGTATTAGGTGGGAATCCCAATGTTTCGTTGACGGCGGAAGATTCGTTTGGAACATCAGTCCAATCGATGCTGCCCCGTTTCAAAAAAGGCGGGGATTACTACGCCAACGCACAGCGGGTCCTGGGCGACGTTCCAGCAGAGTTTGGTGGCCAAGCCCCAGTTGCTCCCGTTGCCAAGAATCCGACGACGACTGCACAGCGTAAGCAACGTGCTGAATCGTTACTCGGCAGCGTAAAGGAGAACATCGTGGAGCAATTGCTTCGCAGTGCTCTTCAGGTCCCCACAGTCCCTGGTGTTTTCGGCACCACGGTAGGTTTCCAAAATCCCGGCAAGCTCTTCTGATGGCTTATATCGAATACGCCGATAAGTATCTACCAGGTGAGGTGTATCGCAGCACTTATGGCGCTGCGAGCACCAACCCTTTTTACAAGGTATTAGCGCAAGCAAAAAAGAACGTCAAGTTCTACCCGGATGAACAAGATACCATGTCTGGAGAATCCTTCCAGCGGTTCCTTAATCTCCAACGAAATCCTTCTTCTTTGTACTCAGAAGCAGTTAAATATCCAAAAGGTTTTAATCAATACATGAGTCTTGTACAAGAGTTCGGATTGAATCCGGGCTCGGTATAATAGACAAACAAGGGACCTAAAGACGTGGCAAGTACTAGCACAAACAAGCAGCCGCTTTTAGTTGACCGCCCGCTGTTTGATTCGGTGCGTGTCACGACTCAGACAGTTGGCAGCCAAGCAGGCAACACCGTTTTCGTTCAGGGTGGTCAAGCTCCTTCCATCCTGGTGGACATGGATGCTGCCCTGGAAGAAGACAATAACAATGGTGGTGTGGTAGAAGCCATCACCATTATCCGTAACGACTATTACCGGGATGCTGATTACAGCGTTACGAGCGGTACCTCTGGCACGGTGATCTCTCTCACCAGTGGTCAGATTGTTTTGATTTTTGATACCGGTGTTCTGACCAACGGTGTCGCTAGTGGCTTTGGTTACTACACCTATACCGGTTCCAGCACCCTCACCGGTGTGAATACCGCCATTAATTACTCCGGTGGCATCGCCTCTGGCTTTGTTTATAACGGCGTGAACTACGGTTACCAGCCGGAAGTCACCTTCGTTTTCTACCACACCCGTGGCACCACCACTCCGATTCCTGCATCCGGTGACTACCAGGTTCTGTTCACCAAACAGGTTCCGGCTAACACCCAGCGTGTTGATTGCACGGACGTGATGCCTGAGCTTGCTGTGCCCGTGGTTGCCGCTGGTAACACCACTGGCCTTGGCAACGGCGCTCCTTTGCGTAACCGTGGCGTCTACCTGGAGCGTGGTGACCGCATTTATGTCGGTGTGTTCCCGGACGGACCGAATGCTTCCGGTTATATTCCCGGCGCTCACGTTGCTGCACAGGGCGGCTTCTTCTAACGATGGCCCGGAGACGCGGAAGCTCCTTTGGAGTAGCCCGTAACTCCAAAGGCAACTCATTTGGGGACTTCATTCGTTCAGAAGCAACGACCCCCAGAAACGTCACACCCATAAGGACTGAGTTCTCAAGGGGCTCGGTTCCTGATTCGATCTATTCGTCAAACCGAGAAGCTGCTTGGTCAAGGTGGCGGCGTGGATACGAAATCTACGCCCACAGCATTGCGACGGAAACCTACAGCTACCCGTTTGACTACCTAATTCCTTTGCCTCCAGGGACGGTGATTCCCCCTGGGGCTAACCCACCCAAGATTCCAGGTGCGTTCCAGGGATTCCCAACCACCAACAAAGAACTTGGGATGCATTGGGCCGGTGTTCGCATCGCCGGTAGCCTGCGTTTCGACAACGTTCGAGACAAAGACGGAGATCCTTCTCCGATTCTGTCCGTCACAGAAGATGCGGACTACTGGTACGTCACCTTAAGTGGAGACTGGAGCGCAGCAAACCCGTTACCAGCACCTCTTTTTATTGCCCCCGTGGGACCGATTCCAAAACAATATCCGATTAACGGAGAGATTTTGGAAGATCGGATTATTTCTGTTGGCGGCACACCAATCAATAGTCAAACAATCGACCCAACAACTCAAAAACGATACGGTTATGTTCAAGCCGTTTTGGTATCTACTGATGAAGTTAACGGGATCTTAAAACTGCAGAAACAAGGTTCTGTTGAATCAACACCAGACGGTGTCTTGCAAACCCCTGCAACCAGACCACCAAACGTCGGCCGGTTTCTGATGACCGGTACACGTTACTGTTGTTCGTGCCAAGACTTTACCCGTAGAGACTACGCTTATCTCATGGGTTTAGGCAATGGAAACCAAAAGATCTTCCCTAGGACCAAGGTTTCCACTGTGAAGCCCGGTCGCCGTGAGATCATGCGCCTGCGTGGCGTGGTTGATAACAGCGCCATGACCAGTGCGACAGTCAACCGTCAAATGGAGATCATCTCTCCTTCATCTGAATACAACATCCCACCAACCGTCACACCAAACAGCCAAACAATCCCTGGAACCATTCGAGACAACCCTGGTGTGTTTCGAGATTTTGGTAAGACCTACACAAGGAACAACCCACTGCCATCTCTTGAAGGCGCAAGGGCAGAAGGACCGCCCAACTACAACGATTACACCAGTTCTCCCAACGGGGATGGTTCCTTCACCATTACGTCTCTAACGGACAACTGGACACCATTGCTTGATGAGCTGCGTTACTGCAAACACATTTACGCCATGAAGTTTGCAGAGAAAGTCTTTCCGCCTGAGCCATCAGACTTGCCTGTAGAAATCGGCAGCATTGTTGAATGGGAACAACGGTTAGTGGAAGAAGTTGACAAGGAGAACGAGAAGGCAGGCTATGAGCTTGCCAGGCGTGGCCTTTCGTTGATGGATGTCCCTCCTTACAACTGTCAGGCACCCATGATGATGCCTATGATGCAAAAACTATTTAACGTCCCATCTACCTTTGTATTGATGAGCGGATTCAGAATGTACGATAAAAATGGAACTGAATACAATCCTTCTCAAGGCGGGAGGCCAGGAGTGTAATGGCAGATTTTGGCGACATCGTAGACGGTACATTTGTCCTATCTCCGGAGCAAGTGGAGATCCGTAAGTACGGTTTTAGTCCGATTAAGTCCGAAGGTGTCCCTACCGTGTACCACCCAGGAGACGTGGTGAACTTGCCATTCTCTTCTGGAGAGCTTTCCACGATGGAGGCCATTGGCCTTGCATGGGGCTCCTTCTCAAGCGGTGTAGTGCCTGAGTAGCATAAGAAATCTTAATATTGTATACTTATATTAAGTCTCACGAGACTTATTAAGGAATCCTTTACCCCTTGCGAGCTGTACCGACCATTCGATATGGTTCGGGCAATCACAGTTCACTTCAGCCATGACTAACGCACCGCCACTTGACCAGCGGATCGTGGATGAATTCTTCAAGCTGGAAGGCCGCCGAGGCTTTAAGGGAATCGCCTGGCTTTATGGCATGGTCGCCACCTACGGCATCAATCCAGAAGAGCTAGAAAGCGGTTACCACTGGGACGGGACCTCTCTTGTTATCACAAGTAAAAAGCGTCCAGTCCGCCCGCTGCATCCACAGTGGGTTGTTTTGTTTCAGCTCAAAGAAAAGCAGCCTCACAAACTGCAAGGCTGCTGGGAGTCCCTCTCGTCATCCTTGTACAGAGCGATGGCGCATCAGCAGGTAAGCTTCAACATCACCGATCTGCTCTTAGCGCACCGTCTGCGCAAAGGCTATTATCGCAACCTCAAGCAGCAACAGGCATCAGTCCCTGCTTATGCAGTTGCTTCCTGACGGCTTCCACGTTCCAGCGATAGCTGTCGCGTGACATGCAACCAGGGAAAGCTGCGAAGTGAGGACCTAGCTTCAGGGTACCGTTATCGCGGTACTGAAACAGAGTTTTGCGGTCAATGCCCAGGAGTTCTTCTGCCCGCTGGGCAGAGACCCATCCCCGTGCTTTGGTCATGGTGCTGCGTTGAAGCGCGTACTGACATACCGTACCAAGAGTCAATAGCCTGTCAACAGGCTTAAGGAAACTTTTATCTGTTTAATTTGGATGGCCTTATGTGTGGGGAAATTAGAATAAATTAACGGCAACTAAAGAGTATGTTCAACTGTGAACAGGATCCCCTCGCCCTGCTCATTGAATTAACTCCGAAGTTAGCAAAACGACGTTTCAGACAATCTATCTACGACGCTTGGGATTGCAAGTGTGGCTATTGCGACGAACCTGCCACCTCTCTTGATCACATCGTACCAAGATTTAAATCGGGCTCCAGCAACCGTAATAACCTGGTACCCGCCTGTCGTAGGTGCAATGCAAATAAAGGCAGCAGCCTCATGGAAGAATGGTATCGACAACAAGATTTCTTTAATGAGATCCGACTGCAGCGTCTAAAAGCCTGGACCGAACAAGAGGTGATTGATCTTCACGCTTATACCTCTCCTGGCGCCCAGCCTAGATTTGCGGTCTAAGCTTGATAAGATAATAAGATCGGATAAACACATAGATAATGGGTATCGCGTATAACCCCTCAACATTATCCTGGAGCGTTACCAACGAGAGGACTGACTATAGAACTAATTACGAAACCAACAACGACACCAGTCGTCGCACTGATTATCCGACCAATAACGCATACCATACTTATGGAACCTATTGGGATCCTAATAGTAGGAAGTGGGTAACCGGCTGGCACACCACAACTGACTATGGTTCGGTGGGCTTTATGCCCTACTTACCAACCAATTTACCGACTAATTTACCTACAAATTTACGAACTGATTATCCAACAGACAAGAAAAAGAAAGTTTCAGACGGCTGGGAACGCGTTTGCCAAGGTCCTTGGTGGCGTCGGCGTTGCTCTGATGTTGAAAAGTTTAAATGGGTTGATGATGAAGACAAAAACAGAGAAAACAGACAAAAGAATAACGCCAACCATGCCACTAACGTGGCCAATGCGCAGACTAATGCTGCCAATGCACAAACCAACTTAAACAATGAGACAGCAAACGTAGATATTCAAAAACAAAATGAACGTGTTAAAGAAATGAACACGGGCATTTTTAATACAAACACAACCAATGCAACGCTTAACACCACAAATACCACTCTTAACCAGCAAGCTCGCGACTTAAACGCAAAGAACGCTCAGCTGAATGCAGAAAACACTGCTACAAACACTCAGAACACAGCCAAAAATAATCTCTACTCCAAAACTCTTGCATTAGCAAAGAGCACGCAGGGAGGAGACTATGTTGCGCAACGTGATCAGATCAGTAAACAAGATTTGATTAATGCTGGTGTTTCTTCAGCAGATGCCGACGCATTGGTTTCGAGTGTTCAAGAACAGTTCAAAACGTTCTATAAAACAGAAAAGTTGGAACTCTGGGATCCAAAGCTTGGCGCCCAGCCTCCTTACGCTGATTACCTGATTAATAATTTAGGAGTCAAACCAGACGCTGTAACGGGCACATTTGATCCTGATTACTACAAAGAACAAAACCCAGAGCTGATCACCGCTTACTCCCAGGCAGTTCTTAATGATGATATTGATATCACTGAACGCTATGGCGAAAACAACTACTACTGGCAGCACTACACAAACATTGGTCGAAACCAGGGGTTACGCGGTAACCCAGAAGAAGACACAGCTCGTGCAGACTCCTACATAGAAGAAGGTCCTACTGATGCGGAAATCCAGCAGATTCGAGACCTGCAGCTTGGTGTAGACCAGGACACTATCACCCAACGTCTTCTAAACATCACAGAAGTTAATAACGAATGGACTAAGGCCCGGCAAGGAGATCCCTACTGGACAGCCTTGGCAAAAGAAAAGTACCTGGACGTGGAGAACGCTGATGAATTTGCGGTGCTTTTCCGCTTGTCAGAACGTGACGAAGACAAGCAAATCGCGCTCAACTACAACATCAATGCAGGCAGCGGTATCACAGAACTGGAGCAAGCAATCAACGATGCGATTGGTGCCAAGGCAGAAGTTGACATCAAAAAGTTTGCGGCATTAAACCAAAGCATCCTTAAAGAAACAATCACGCAAATGAAGAAAGTAAAAGCTGAGCAAGAAATGCTTGGCTTCTACAAAGGCTTCCAAGGTTTTAATGAAATTTTCAACATTAACGAAACACTTGCCAACTCAATCCTTGGAGACACTGGAGTAGGTGGTATCCTCTCATTCACCTCAGCAGGTAAAGCAGAAGAAGATCTTGTAGGCGCTCTTGGTAACGTCACTGGCCTACGCAACAACGTTGGCTATAACTGGCAGCAATGGTTCGACCAGGCTATTAAGGATAAATACGGAATTGACTACAGCATCTTTGAACCACTGGAAGAGAAAAAAGATATTATTGACGCTTTTAATAGCCCAGCAACGGAAGCCAAGGTTTACGATGCGGCTACAAATGAATTCAATAAAGAGTTTCTAGATCGTGCAGGATTTACCAGTACGCAAGCCCTGGTTGATTTCCTGCAGAAACAAGGAACAGAAGGTCAAACCATTCTTGATGTGATTAAAGGAGATCCAGGAGACGGTGCAAAGACAACCTTGGTGCCCATCCGATCCCGCCTTGAAGCTGACATCAAGCTCCTAGACGAACAGAAAGATCGCGCTTTGGCACTGACCTACACCGCTGGTGATGTCACCCAAGCAATGAACATCGAGGCTCAGTTTGCTCGTGACTATATTGACGAATATCTCATGCCTCGTTTTAACACCGCTCGTTCAATGGACGAGTTTGTTGAATATCTGGATGTTCGCCAGGAAGAAAAGAACCCCTTCCAGACGCAGGACTCCTATGACGCCGTGAAGATGTTGGGTGAGCAATATACAAAAGAATATCTCGACAAGATCAAACTTGAGACCCCCAGGGCATTTGACCCTAATTTTTACTTTGAACCTATTACTGATAGTTACAACAAAGAAGATTACGAAAAACAAAAGACCACCGTTGCAGAAGATTGGGAGAAAGCAAAATCTGGCGATGCTTACTGGGCGGCACAAGCCTACAGATTTGGCATTGATATCAATAACAAGGCAGCGTTTGCACGCATGCACTTTGAGGTGAAGGGCCAAGGTCTAGGTTTTGACCCCGCAGAAGATATTGTTAACGCCGGTAAGGTTAAAGACTTTATTTATGACACTGTTCTTCCTGTGATGAAGGATGAAGCCTTGAAGGGCGATCCAGTCTTTGGTCAGTTCATCACCCCAGAAGAATTTGCCGATGAGATGCTGAGAGGCTTGGATCCAGCCGAGACACCTGATGAATGGAAGGAAATCTTGCAACGTTATGGCTTACAAGACTTTGCTGGAAACATTGAAGAACTGAAAGAGTACATTATCGAGACTCTTCGTACGGGTTCTGCCCAGGAGATCAGAGAAGAGATCAAGTACCTGAACGACAAACGTCAGCGGCCAACACAAGAAATTCTCGGTGTTACCTACATCGAAAGAGCAGAAGACTATAAAGATGAGATGGCAAAGCCCACTACTGAGCTTTATGCCATCTTCCAAAAAGCTGGGTACCAAGGAACAGAAGACGAGTTCTACAACAACTTTTTCCCTGACCTGGACCGTAGTGAGCAGATTACCCTCACCAAAGCAGGTCGTGATGACAAGCTAGAGGCCTATGGCCTAGATCTTTCTGATCCATTTGCTTCTCTTGGCACGATCGAAAGCTTCTTCCCGGATTATCAAACAGAGGCAGAAAAAGAAGCAAAAGAACAATCACCTGCTGAAAAGTTCACAAGCTATTTTAAAATTGGAGAAGACGACGAGGAAGATGTTGAATACATGTCTGATGCAGGTCAGAAATTCCTCGGTGAGTTCACTTCCATGTTTAAAGGTCTCTAATGTCAGATAAACGTAAGAAAGCAGCCAAGGCAGCCAAGCTTGCCAAAGATGACATGGAGTGCAACAAGCCTCGTCGTACTCCTGGCCACGCCACTAAATCACACGTTGTTAAAGCTTGTGAAGGAGGCGAGGAAAAGATCGTACGGTTTGGCCAACAAGGCGTAGAGGGTGCAGGCAAAAACCCAACCACAGAAAAGGACAAAGCCCGCAAAAAGTCCTACTACGCTCGGCACAATGCCCAAGATCCTGATCCCGACAAAATGTCTGCCAGGTACTGGTCTCACAAAGTAAAGTGGTGACGTTCCTTCCCCATGAAGAAAATGAAGAAAGGCGGTGGCTTCACAGCTGGCAAGCCTAAAAAGACCCGTCAGGGCCAAGGTACTAATTCAAAGAAAAATCACGGCCGTAAACAGAAACGCGGACAAGGCTGATTAGCTTTTTATTTGTGTAATATGGGAGTACTTGTTGTATTCCCATGGGCGAATTTCGGGAAGCCGTAGAACTTATTCGTAAGTACGAAGGTTTTAGCGAAAAAGCATATCCGTCTGGGGATGGATCTGGCTACATAGTCGGATACGGTACTGAGTACTACCCAGACGGTAGCCCCGTCAAACAAGGGCAGTGGTGTACCAAGGAGAAAGCCTTGGAGTACCTTGCTCATGAAATCAAAGCTATCTGTTCATTGTTGGATAGCCTGCACTTGCATCTTGATCATTCGATGCAACAGGCATTGATCTCTTTCATCCACTCCATTGGATGGACTCCATTCCTTTACAGCAATATCGTTGATGCCATCGAACGCGACGATTTGGCAGAAGCAGCTGACGAAATGATGAGCTGGATTTTTAATGAGAACCACGAGGTCATTGGCGGCCTCTTGGATCGTCGCCGGGAAGAAGTTGCTTTGTTCCTACGGGAAACTGATGACTCCCCTTGGACCTCCACTGAAGTTTTGATGACGGCATTCAGGAACTATTCCGCTGCACCGCACCAGGTACGTGCCATCAGGATGTTGGAAGAAAATATTAACCCTTACGTCCTTGCCGAATTTGCCAACAACTTTCGGATCTCTGAAAGTCCATGGATTCCGCTTTGCTCTGAAGAGCTGGATTCTCTATTTGCTACCTAGGATTAGAATATTCCTATCAAGTTAAAGGCACGAGATGGAGAGGCAAGTTGAACCCAGGCAATTTGAGTTGCCCCTGGAACTGCAGTTCTCCATGCGCAAGGCTGAGATGGCTGCCCAGGAAATGACATGGGACGAGCTGTATTACGCACTGCTCAATCTCTACCACCAACGCTTGATGGAATGGCATGCCGTGAAGGAAATTCTGATCGATGAAAACATCGAACTGAACTTTGATGTGCCAACAGATCTGGAACTAGAAGAACTCGCCGCCGCCTGCGCAGGTTACGATGACGACGACGAGGAAGAAGAAGAGGGTCAGCCGTTCTGAGCTTCGACCAACGCAACAAGACGGTCCAGGTACCACTGGGCCTTTTTTAATGACTGAAGCTCACCCTTATGGCGCTCACGCCAAAGGTATTTAACAACATTACCCTTGAGGTAACCACGGAATTCTTCAAGGGTTTGCTGCGCTTCAATCGCTTCAATGCACTCAATTGCACCATCGGTGTAATGAGAGGGATGATTAACCTCGTCCCCCTGGATCACAGGAGGAGATTCAATCGTAAATACAGGCTCTTCTTTTACGGCCCAGGGGACAGGACAAACTCCTCCCGGGCACTCACTAATCTCGTCTACCGGCGCAAACCACGTCGTTTGAGAGATTCCTCCTTCATTTCCTCCGAAGGTTCCTCCAGTTCCAGAACCAGAGTCTTTGGTTGAGGTGCTGCTCCCATCGCCAAGCCCTCCTCCATCGACGGGATGTACCCCGTCATTCCAGGACGTGCTCCCTCGAGATTCAACGGATTCCTTTCTAGCCCCTGCTCGCATGCAACCAGCCCACGATTGTACTGATCATATAAGGGTACATCATTTTCTTCGTTAGCGAGTGGCTGCCCAAAGTCTTCAATAGACAAACAGCGTTTCTTGACTTCATCTTGAACGAAGCTATCCAAGAAACCGGCCGAATCACCGTGGTACATGGGATATAAGTCTTGAATTATTCCTTTTACAATAGTATCATGGCAAGAATTTTCGACCCGGTATACGATCCTCGACAGGACTCTGGTAGCTCAGGGTCAGAGGTTTCGGATCTACACCCTGAACGTGCTTACGATACGGACTTACGTCGCATCGACGAAGACGAGCGCGGTGATGTAGAAGCAATTAACGACAAGCAAGAGAGAGTTGGTCGTTTTATCAAAGCTGCAAAGACAGCTGGTAAATACAGACAGCAGGCAGCCATTGCTGAACCTACGATTCGTGGCGAGACACCTCGAAATCCAGCCAGTATTGCTGGTACAGAGGTGCCAAGCAAAGGTGATACGTTCCCCCAAGCAGGAAGCACGAACTATGCTCGCAAGCCTGGAGGAAGTTTCGGCACGTTCTACGGCTACTAATACCAGTTGGTATTAAGGTCCTCTAGTTCCAAGACGTTCTGGAGTTCTTCCAGTAAATTTTGGATCTCAGTGAGGACCCACTGGCTATTCTCAGACCGGAACCTTGCAAATGCGGAGGACAACTCCTGATTTTCAAGGAAAACAACTTGTTTTTCCAGGAGTTCTAGGATCTGAAACCGTTGCTCGAGATCGTGCCTTTGCATAATCAAGCCTTTGAATAAACAACTTCTTGTGCCTGGTTCTGGTACTTACCTTTCCGATCTTGGTAAGAGACATCACAAGGAGTACCACGCAGGAACAGAAGCTGGATAATTCCTTCGTTGGCGTAGATGCGGTTGAACTGCCCTGTCGCATTGCTGATCTCAAGCGTCAGGTAGCCCTCCCAACCGGCCTCGGCAGGGGTAATGTTGGCAATGATGCCAGAACGGGCATAGCTGCTCTTCCCCATGGCAATCACGGTGACATCCTGGGGCAACTTAAGACGTTCTTCTGCAACCGCAAGACAATATCCATAAGGAGGCAGAAGGAAATATTGGCCCTTTTCATCTTCTAGAAGCTCCGCTTCCGTCAAGATCTTGGGGTTAAAGTCCTTGGGATCAGATACACCCTCTTGAATGCGACCAAAGATCAGGCATTGCTTAGGTGAAAGTCGAATGTCGTAACCGTAAGAGCTAAGTCCATAGCTCAAAATACGGCGACCATTCTCTTCATTTACCAGATGATCGGTGAGGGGCTCGATCATCCCTTGCTCGATAGCAAATTTTTTAATCTCGGCGTCGCAGAGGATTCCCATAGATCCTGTTAATCGTCTTTAACTATACCGGGTTCAATAGATTACGCGGCCTTTTTCCTCGTATATGTCGATAAATTTCTGTGTGGCAGCCGCAGAGTTGGACTGTGGTTGGAGATAGACCAAAAACGAAGTGCAAGTCCGATGCGTACTTAATCCCTCACTGGAATTTTTCATGAGGGTAGGGACAGTACGCAAAATGCACATTGGAAAATCAAAGATCTTCTGTTCGTACCGGATCATGTCCGGACAGTTGGTGAAATAAAGTCCTTGTTCGATCTCGTTGGCGAGCCAAGCTCGATACAGTTTGCGAAACCAGACGGCATGGGAGGAGACCAAAGTTCCAGACGAAGCCCTGGTCATCTTCCACCGATCGTTTTTCTTGTCAAAGAAATAGGAACCGCTCGGGGGAAACAGATAAACCTTTCCGTGCCACTGCTGGCAATTCAGGCCGTCATCCTGTGGCGTAAAGAACTGATCCGCCTGGACAAACTCTTGAGCAGCCTTGGAACTAGCCGGGTCTAAATCAATGCCACCCATCAGCGTATGAGCTGATTCCACAAGATCTGGTGGTGTGATCAGCTCAAGATCTTCTTTGCGTCCCGTTACGCGGCGTACGCTCATTTGCTGTCGACGACACGGTTGTAATCAATTTCAAGATATCGCATTCCCTCCTTATCGTTAACGATGTATCCAGCTTTTTCCTGGGGGTCGATCTTTTGAGCAGCCTCCAGGATCCGCCGGAAGGTCTCGGCTAGGTCCCCCTTGTTCTCTGACTCGCAGGCTTCCTTGGCACTATGTAATTCTTCTAGTGTCATATAAAGGATGCTACGTTCCTGCTCTGGCTGGAAGCAGATCACACCTGGACCTTCCGCATCCCAGAACTTCAGGTACATGGAGCCCATGTCACCAAGGATGAAACGGACAGTTTGATCCAGCATCTTGGCGCTGGTATCGTTAATGTCTCCATTCAAGGCGGAATGGATTAGTTTTTCTCGGCGGTCCATCCTTCTAACAATCCTTGACGGGACAATGCTTCCAGTAGTTTAGGAAGCGGTTTATAAATTACGACAAGCTTACCCAAATTTCCACGTTTTTTGACAAGTTTTCCGTCTTCATCACGTAATTTGTCAAATTCGCCTGATCGGATAAGATATTCGGCAACGCAACGCAGCCTGCGTTTGAGAGGCAATTCTGCTTGCGGAAACTTACCGCAGATCGTGTCTGGGGTCATGTCCTTGAAAGCTAATCGGAGGCGGTTAGCCAGGGTCATGTTGGAATTGGCATCCTCCTCTTCGTAGTTTTTGATGTTCTCCAAATAACGTTGGAGGCATCCCGTATCGAAAGACCCACCAGGAGGGAAGAACTCTTCTACCTGTCTGTATAGGGATTCCGGCAGAGTCTCCTCTGCGTTCTCTACGGTTATCGCATAGATATCTAGCGAGCGAAAACGGTTAGAAGTCATTCCAGTTTCTCCTGGGTTGACTTGTACTTGCTGGGATGGGTGAAATCTTTTAGCTCGATGACCTTGTTGCGTGCAAAGGAATGCACCAAAGAGTTCCAAGGAATCCTGATGACAACTCGTTTGCCGGTATCTGGGGAGATGTTGACGTAGTGGATACCTTCCTTCCAGCCCTTGTCTTTGTTTTTCTTGCCAACCGAAATCCAGTTCCGGATTGTTTGATCGGAAACACTAAGACGCCTGGCACACTCTTCCGTCGAGATGTACTCGTCAGCAAATGCCTCTGGATTCAGGAGATCCTTTTCCTCATCAAAGTGCCTGCTATGCCACAAAGAAGATAAAACTGTCTTAATGCCCTTGAGTTCAAAGGCGATATCTTCTAGGCCCTTGCGGATTCCGTACGCCATAATCAAACGCTTTGTTTAGATGCTAGTCTGTGGGAAAACGTTTTGCTTTTACCATGGAAGATCAGGTTCCTTCCAGTGTTCCTCCTCAGGCTGAGCCCACAGTTCCTGGTGGCCTGACCCCTGAAATTCTGGAGGCGTTGAAAGCACGCGCTCGAGAGGAAGCAATTCGTATGACCATGCTTCAGAAGCAGGCCCAACAACAGGAAGCAGCGGATCTCCCCATTGCTCGACCAGAGGTTCAGCCCAGTCAGCAGGTTCAGTTTCCGCAGTTTGAACCTCAGTACGTTTATGTTCGTCGCAACTTGACCGTTGCCGAACTTGGTTTAGTTCTACTGCTGGCTTGCGGTCTTGTCACCGGTATCCAAACAGGCTGGAACTTCGTATCTAACCGTCTCCCAACCATTGAAATCAAGGCCAGGTAGGTTAAACACACTGCGACTATAATTCATTTTATGGGGTTTTTGTGATTTAATAGGTGGCTAACAGACGGATATCTGAGCTACAGGAGATCGCTGGTATCAACCTAGCGGAGGCGGACCTGCTCACCGTCGTGCAGGTTGCCGAGGTTGATCCGGCGATTAAAAATAAGAAATTAACGATATCTGGCACCAAGGCATACCTCAATGTTTACTACCTCCCCCGCACTGGTGGGACGGTTAGTGGCTCAATTACAATTCAAGAAAACCTAACGGTTGAACGTCAGACCACCACTTCTGGCCTGGCGGTAACCAATACAGGAACAGTTGGTGTTCTTTTTGTTTCTGGCAATACCACGATCAGTGGCACATTAAGTGGTACCACCATTACGGGTACCAACGTTAATGCCACAAACATTAACTCAATTAACTTCACCACCTCTGGTTTTAGTGCAACGTCAATTACCGGTGTTTCCGGTACCTTCACCTCACGAGTTTCTGGTCTAACCGTTACTGGTGTTACTGGTGCCTTCGGTAACCTCATCATCCGTAGCGGCACGGTTAACGACCGCCTCAATGCCGGAACCTTGAGTGGTGACTTTGGTGCATTTGGCAGCATTACAGGCGTTACCGGCGTCTATACCAATACCCTTTCCGGTGCCACGGTTACAGGTACAACCGCTAACTTCACCACTGGTAATTTCCAGGTTCTCAACGCTGGTAGCCATAACATTAGTGGCAACCTGACCGTTACCGGTAACCTGCGCGTCCTTGGTTCTGGTTACTTCAGCTCCGGTGTCAATGTCACTGGTACGCTCAGCGGTACCACCATCACTGGTACCAGCGCTAAATTCACCAATGTCACCGGTGTCAACGTCATTGGCACCACTCAGGTTTCGGGTGCAACCGTAACAGGTGGCTTTGGTCTTTTCACAACCGTTACCGGCACAAACGGTGTCTTCACAACCAGTGTCTCTGGTGCAACCGTTACAGGTAACACTGGTAATTTCACAACACTGAACGCCATTACGGCAACGTTCACCACCGGCATTATTCGAGAGAACATCACTGTTACTGGTGATGCAACCGTACAGGGTGACATCTTTGTTAATGGTTCAGGCTTCTTTGGTTCCGGTGTCAGCATTACCGGCACGGTTAGTGGCGTAACCTTCACAGGCTCGACGGCACAATTCACAACCGTCACTGGTGGCACAGCAGGGTTCACGACAATTACCGGAACCACAGTCACCGGCACCAACGCCAACTTTGTTAACGGCGTCTTCACAACTCAGGTTTCCGGTACGACTGTTACTGGCACGACCGCAAACTTTACAACTGGTAATTTCAAAACCCTTATCACTTCTGGTCATACAGTCACAGGTGATTTAACGGTATCCGGCAACCTGATCGTTGAAGGTACAGGGTTCTTCAGTCAGGATGTCAATATCACCGGCACCTTATCTGGCACAACCATTACTGGGACAACTGCTCAGTTCACCGCTGGTCAGTTCAATACCGTAACTGGTGTCACAGTCATCGGCACCACCAGTGTTTCCGGCGCAACAGTGACCGGCAACCTAGGCCAGTTCGGAACACTGACAGGTAACACCGCTGGATTCACGACCGTCACAGGCACGACCGTTACTGGTACAACAGCCACATTCGCAAACGTCAACGCGGCTTACATCACCGGATCGACCCTTATCTCTGGTGCAACTGTTGAAGGTCTCATTGGTGGATTCTCGAACCTTCTTGTTGTTAGTGGTCGTTTTACGTCGCTTCTTTCTGGGGCAGTCGTCACTGGTGATGCAGGTCAGTTTGGAACCCTGACTGGTAATACCGCAGGATTTACCACGATCACTGGAACAACAGTCACAGGTACGACCGCGAACTTCACAACGGTTTCAGGTACGACAATCACTGGTGCTAGCGGTTTGTTCTCCACTACTCTTCAGGTTAGTGGTTCAAATGTTGCCAGCCAGGCTTACGCTGATAACACCGCAATTGTTTACGCAATTGCTCTTGGCTAAGCCGTTTATAATTAAGAAAACTGCGCAGTAACTGATAAGTAATGGCTCGTTTCGTTTCTGTAGCCAGACAAAATATCGCAAGCGGGTCTACTTCTCCTACTGCGATCATCTCTGGCACATCCAATGCAAGTGGCGTACCGGCTGGTAATTACGGCGTAGTTCTTAGCATCATTGCTTCCAACACATCCGCCAACGCTCAGAACGTCACAATCGAACTGGTTAAATCTGGAAACACATCCACAGGTTCCATTGTCACCTCTGGTACTGTCCCTAACCAGTCATCGCTTGAGATCATGACTGGCAACAAGATCATTGTCGAATCTGAAGACGTGATCCGTGCCTACGTGGGGAATACCAACGTCATGGACGTTATTGTTTCCTACATGCTGAACCCGCAAGATAACACGATCTGACCATGCCTTACATCGGTAACGTCCTCACGTCTTTTGCCGTTGAAACCGGCAATATCGCTGATCAAGCTGTTACAGCTCCGAAGCTCAGTGCGACGGGCGGTACCAACGGTCAGGTCCTTGGTCTGGATGCAGGTGGCAATTTAGTTTGGACTTCTGATCCAGCGGGTCAGTGGGTGACGAGTGGTAGTGATATCTATTTTGATGGTGGCAATGTAGGCATTGGAACAACAAGCCCAGCTTCTTTATTAACCGTTGACGGTGTTGGTGCTTTTGGCGCAGGAAGTGCAAGCGCTCCTTCTGTAAGTTTTAACGGAGACCTAAATACCGGTATTTACTCCCCAGGCGCAGACCAAGTAGCCATCTCGACTAATGGCACTGGTCGTCTTGAGATTAACAGCGCCGGAGTTATTTCTCACAAACTGTACGACCGTTGGGAACAGAATGACGGCACCTCTGTTGCTGGTTACCTTGGCAACGCAAACGCTGTTCTTGCATCAGGCAACCAGGCTGACTTCGGAATTAGGTCTCAGGCAAACATTGTATTTGCTGCTGGTGGAGGAACTGAGCGCATGCGCCTGGACTCCAGTGGCCGTTTAGGTCTGGGGACTAGTAGCCCTGATTCAAAACTTCACGTTGTAGACGCAAACTTAAATGGCATTCGTATTGGATACTTATCCGGAAGTTCAAACTTAAATCTTTACGACGCTGATGCCCACGCATTCAGAGGCAGAGGATCAGGCGACGTAATGCGTATTACATCTTCGGGCAACGTAGGGATTGGCACTACGAGTCCCAGCATGCCATTGGAGGTGGATGCTGCATCTGCTTCCGGAAACGATATAGTTAGATTTACTGGAAAGAACTCAGGAAACATTGTAATCCGTAACGCAACGGCAGATGAAGTCATTATTCATACTGGCACAAATGATGCGTTAGTTTTTGGCACAAACGGGAACAATGAACGCGCCCGCATCGACAGCTCCGGCAGGTTGTTAGTTGGCACGTCTACGGCGTTTTCCAGCACAAGAAACGCCTATGAATCTGAAGCCACACCTACAAGGGTGGAATACGTCGCAACTGCTACAAACAGTGTAAATAACGGTTTTGGCGTATATAACTTTTCATCTTCGGCATATGCGCCAAACCTAGATTTATGCGCTTCAAAAAGCAACACAGTAGGCGGTCACTCAGTTGTATCCAGTGATCAAGCCTTTGGTCACATCAATTTCGGAGGCTCAGATGGAACACAGTTCAGAACTGGCGCAACAATTCTAGGCGCAGCAGACGGCACTCCCGGTTCTGGTGATATGCCGGGCAAGTTAGTGTTCTCCACTACGCCCGATGGCAGCGCATCGCCAGTCGAGCGGGTGAGGATCCGTTCGGGTGGAACCGTGGACATGTTTGTGGATGCAGGTGCGCTAAATTCGCGTTCTTCTTTTGCAGCCAGCGCCAGCGAATATCTTTACATCGGACGGCACAGTGCAACAAACACTAATACTGGCACGCTTTCGTTTGCGGTTTACACAAACGGAAACGTAGTCAACACCAATAACTCATACGGCGCTATCTCCGACATCAAGCTGAAGGAAAACATCGTCGACGCCGGCTCCCAGTGGGACGATCTTAAGGCTCTCCAAGTCCGCAAGTACAACTTCAAAGAAGGCCAGACCCACACCCAAATCGGTCTAATCGCCCAAGAGGTTGAACTTGTCTCTCCTGGTCTTGTCAGCGAATCCCCTGACCGCGACGAAGAAGGCAACGACCTTGGCACGGTTACCAAGAGCGTCAACTATTCAGTGCTCTACATGAAGGCAGTGAAGGCGCTGCAGGAAGCATTCACCCGCATCGAAACCCTAGAAGCCGAAGTCCAAGCGCTCAAGGGCGCGTAGTCCTACTCACTAATAACATGTAACCATGGCTATTAAACTTACCGATGCTGCTAAGTTCTATCAGGAGCTTTCACATCAGGTGGAGGCCTGGGACTGGTTGCAGTCAGCTTTAACGGCAGAACAATTAGATACCTTTGCAACAAAATACAGAACTAAACCAGAACCTCCTAAGAAACCTGAAAGTAATGACAACACCTGGGACGGCGTCTATAAAGTTGCCAAGGCAGCAGGGGCTAAATTCCCTGAATGCATTTGTGCTCAGTGGGCACTCGAATCAGGTTGGGGCCAGCATTTCTCTGGTGCCTGGAACGCATTTGGATTGAAAGGATCTGGTAACGTCGTTAATACACAAGAGTTCATTAATGGTCAATGGATCACAATCCAAGCTGGCTTTATTAACTTCCCGGACTTAGCAACAGCAATCTATTACTTGGTTGATCGCTGGTACAAAGACTTTGGTCGTTTTAAGGGCGTTAACCGTGCCAATAGTCGTAATGAGTGCTGTCAACTATTAGTCAAAGAAGGTTACGCTACTGATCCCGATTACAGCACCAAATTAATTCAGATCCTCGACAAACAACTTGGTACCCCTGGTGGTGAAATACCAGCAGATAGCAAAGAAAAAATACTGACCGTTCCTTACGAATACCAACTCGACAACAAGTCAGGTACTGGTTACCGTGAATGCTTTTCTTCTACCTGTGCCATGATCGCACGCTATTACGGCAAGGTAAAAAGCGATGATGAATACAATGCAATCCGCAGTAAATATGGAGATACAACCAGTAAAGATGCTCAATTAGCAGCTCTGCGTAGCCTGGGACTCACTGCAAAGTTTATTACCAATGGCAATTCAGCCCTACTGGAGAACGAGATCCGTAATAACAGACCCGTTGCTGTCGGTTGGCTACATAAAGGAAACGTCTCCTATCCCACAGGTGGTGGTCACTGGACATGCTGCATTGGATTCACACCCGATGCCTTTGTCTTCCATGACCCCAACGGGGAGGCTGATATGCTCAATGGCGGCTATACCAGCAACGACCGCAAGCGTGGGACTGCAGTACAGTACAGCCGTAAAAATTGGTTGAGGCGCTGGGAATGCGACGGCAAAAACACGGGGTGGGCGATCCTTGTCTCAAAATGAAATGCAAAAAAGATCCAGACATCCGCGTCAATATGTGCTGGGAACTTAAAGACGAAAAAAAGTGCGTCACTCTAAGTAAGAACAACGCACTTGCAACTCGTGATTGGGTAGAAGAACAAGGTGGAACGGTGTGGTGGTTTGTTCCTTTACAAGATTAAGTTTTTGTGTAGTTTGATCTGGCATTCTCCAAAGCTTTAATGGCTTCTTCTTTAGTTTTAAAATAGCCCAGCTGCTTTTTGGCAAGTTTGGCTTTCCATCGTTTACGACAATGCATGTAAAAATAACACCCTTTTGGTTGTTGAACTCTCTTTTGTTTTCTTACATTTTCGGCAAAGGTTAGTAATTGAAGATTTTCAATGCAGTTGTTGTTTCTGTTGTCATCAATATGATCAACCTCGTGGTCATCTAAAAGATCGTTGCCATGCCAAATCCATACCAAATTATGAACTTTATAAGACTTGTATTGATAGCGAATATCTGAATATCCACTTACCGGAGAAAAGCGACCCGCTCTTAAACCTTTTGAACCATCCTTTTTTAGCCAATAAAGATGACCCTTTTCATACGTAAACAATTCTCTAACGAGTTCATAAGGAAGAGTGTTTCTGGATTTGTTTTTAGGTTTTGTCATTTCATTAAAAAACACCTCAAACACAATAGCGTGTTCGAGGTGTTTGATGTGGTTTCAAGCCTTACCTGATTGATCAGCGCTGCTTGGCCTTACCGATCACCAGTGCCAGGGTTTCGATGACCTTATAAAGTTTGCCGACAATCTTGTCATCAGCAGGGGTCGGGGTCAGAGAAACAATAATAGAAGCAGCGGCGTGGATGGCAAGAGCCAGCTCGATGTACTTGTTAAAATCCATGGGTATCTCCCGTTTCTTTTATTCTATTCCTCTTGGTTTATAGAAAAAGAAAGATTTAAGTTCTTCGTCAATGTCAGGTTGGAGGTCCCAGTTATGACGCAGAATCCAACGTTTCCATACCTTGAATTGACGTTCTGGATCTGCTGATTCACAACGGAATACAATCGAATCCCCTGGTGGAATCCGATCCATCCATTCGTACATAGCACGAATTGCAATCGCCTGAACCTTGTTTCCGGCTTTACCGGTCAAAGATCCATCCAGCTGGCGGGTGCGACGGTTCTTTCGACGCAACATCCAATCGTTGATTTGTCTTGCACTTTTGCTCACCGCAACGGACGCAAGCCAGATACAATTCTTCTCCGTCCGTAGCCAAGGGATCAGGCGCGTCTTCACCAGAAAACCACCCTCCAGACGGTGGTAAGTAGCAATTTTTTTTCTTCTTGGCCGTACTCTTCTTGTCTTGGGGAGGAGACTGCTGAAGATACCCATTAAACCTCATACATTCGGCACTCTGGTGCGCTTGGATTTTCTTCACAATAACGGGCAAAACACTGTTGTGGTGTTGGTTTTTTGTATCCAGTGAGAAAACAAATGATGCGCTTGAGGAGACTCATGGCCTTGTTACCAATGGAACAAAGATGTCAGGGAAAGCATCTGTATCCTGGTGCTCGCGACTCCAGGCGGCTTTCCATTCAGCTAACGAATGCTCGTGCTCTTCGCTGCCGGTATAAGACTCAGACAAATCACAAAGGACAAATTCATTATCACCCGTTGAATCTTCCAGAAGTAGATAACTGAAGTCTTCCAGGATCAAGAATGGATTGAGGTCAGCCACCTCGATAACAAGACCGAGGCTGTAGTCCAGGCGTTCATTCCTGGTACTCGATACACATAGCAGGTAGCTACCCGGCTGAAGAGGGTAGTACAGATCATTACCTTTATCGACGCGACGTGGATCAAAGTTGTTATAGAAGTCCGACGCCGCACCCATCATGTGACCGACATAGGGGTAATACACTTCCCCTTGTCCATTTGTGGTCTGGATGCTGTCTTGATCAAAGATCATGCGACCTTGGATCGGATTGAAATTTAAGTCGTATGCAGAAAGCTGGATGTAGTTGGGGCGAGGTGCTCCCTTACGCGTGATGATCCAAGCCGGTGTTGCAATATTGATGCGAAACCAATGGTTCATGGTGCCGCCACCATAACCATTTAGTTCGACCTGATTAACAGGACCAAGTGTGCCGGTCAGATAACGCAGAGAAGTTTGCCCAAAAGTACCAAGGTCTAGAGGGTTATCTTTCGTTCTACGCCTCTGAGTCGTGTTCGAAATCCTAGGCACTGTACATTTATTATCCCCGTTTACTCATTGTACTCTGGGCGATCTTTTACGTATTCAGGGTTGGTAATCGCATTCTTGTTCTCTTTGCGATTCAAAGGTTGCATGTCAAGACCAGCTTGCATGCGCCGGTTGTAGAGCATGAGTTTCTCCGCCTTGAACTCCACTTCCAACGGTGAGATGGTCTGAGGCGGGTAGGTGCGGTTGAAGCTGGAGACCAGATGCAAAGGGTTGGCACACTTGGGGTTGGTACATAGACGGGTCACCTTTAGGTCCCCCACATCCCCCCACGCGCACTGGTAGATCGCCTTGTGGACATTGACGTTATCGGACTTCTGCTTGCTGTATTCAGACCTGTAGGAGGGCATACAGACCCTCTTTGGCGTGGCACCAGTGGGGCCTTTGATCTCCCAACACTCGTCCGGGAAGCCGATCTGGACTGAGTTCCAGAGCTTGCCGTATTTGATGCGGTACTCAGGGCTGAGGTAGTTGATGTCGAAACCACAGACGTTACTGAGGATTTTGTGAGCGCACTCGTAACACCAGTGGTTGGTTGAGTCTCGGATGAGATGGTTGTGAAGGCAAGGGAAGCCTCGGTAGTAGCCGAGTTCGTTGAGACGGTCCTCCTCCAGCTGCTCAATACCTGGTACATGCCGGAACAAGGGCAGGTTGGAAAGGAGGTTTGCCATGACCAAGGACTGAGTGAGGACACTCTAGGTCCGTTTTGTCGTGGTGGGTGCAGGGATGCAGAGTTTGACCCTACTTTTATCTTTATATAAGGTAGACGACTAATCGGTACCTTTATGTCGTTTACCTCACGTAAGGATTAAAGACCCCCCAAAGTCTGCATTCTCCACACCGACACCTGAGTCTTGACCTGAGACAGGTTGCCCACAAAAAAGCCCCCTGTTGCAGCAGGAGGCCTTGTTCCCATGCGGATAACCCAGTCAGAGTTTAGACCCCAACTAGCTCCTTGCTTGCCGCTTTAGCTTTCTTTTTCTTTTTACCGAGGCTCACGGCAGGCTGCTCGATCCCAGAGTTGAGCACCTCGTGGAACACCCCATCGAACTGAGCAGCAACCGTATCCCAGTTGAACTGATCGTCCGTAGCGCGGATGTAGCACAGCTCAGAGACGGCATCGAGCTTGTCGCGGTCCTCATAGAGT